ATGCCTCGAAAAGTCCCCTCCTACCGGCAGCGCAAAGGCTACGACCAGGCACTGGTCACACTGCACGATACGCGAACAAAACAGCGTCGCGATTACTGGCTTGGGCCCTACGGCAGCGCCGAAAGCCGCGAGCGGTACCACCGCGTGATCGCGGAATGGGAAGCCAACGCTCGACGCCTCCCGGGCGTCACGCCAACAACGGTCAGTGAATCGACGGCCGGCGAAGACGAGCCAACCGTGGCCCAGGTGATTCTGGCCTATTGGCGGTATGTTGAGTCGTACTACCAGCCCACCGAGGCCGGAACCCTGCGAGTCGCGTTGCGCATGCTTCGCCGGCTCTACGGCCAAACGCCCGCCAGCGCCTTCGGCCCGAAGAACTTGAGGTTGCTGCGTGAGGAGATGGTGCGCGGCGACGAAGCAGCGAACCCGCCGCGGGCACCATGGAGCCGAGGCTACGTGAATCATCAGGTCAAGCGAATCCGCCGGATGTTCAAATGGGCGGCATCGCACGAAATGATTCCCGTAGCCGTACACCAGCACCTGGCCACGGTGGAGCCGCTCAAGCGCGGGCGAAGCAATGCTCGAGAAACCGATCCGGTCTTGCCCGTCCCCATCGAGATGGTTCATGCCATTGAGCCTCACGTCAGCCGGCAGGTGTGGGCGTTGGTCCAACTGCAGTTGCTGACCGGTGCCAGGGGAGGCGAGTTGCTGAAGTTGCGTCCGATTGACCTGACGATTGACGATCGAACCGGCGTATGGACGTACTCGCCGAAGGAACACAAGAACGCCTACCGATCGAAACAGCGAGTGATTTTCCTCGGCCCCAAAGCGCAAGCCGTCATCGAGCCGTTTCTGGCGGACCGGCCCGTGGACGCTTACCTGTTCAGCCCGGCCGAGGCGGATGCCGAGCGCCGAGCCAAGCTGTCAGCACGACGCAAGACGCCCCTGAAGCTCGGCAACGCGCCGGGAACGAACGTGAAAGAATCGCCAGCCAAGAAACCCGCCGACCACTACACCGCCGCGAGTTACTACCGCGCCATCCAGTACGCCTGCGACATCGCATTCCCGCCACCTGCGCCCTTGGGCAAACGAGATGACGAGACCACGGAGGAATGGCACGCACGCCTTACCCCCGAGCAGACGAAGCTCCTCAATCACTGGCGCACCGAGCACCGTTGGCATCCGCATCAACTTCGCCATGCCGCTGGTACCGAAATCCGCCGGCAGTTCGGCCTCGAAGCCGCCCAACTGGCGTTGGGCCACTGCAGCGCCCAGATTACGGACGCGGTCTATGCCGAGCGCGACACGGCCAAGGTGATTGAGGTCATGAAACGTATCGGCTGACCCTTGGTGCGCCGAGTTACAGTTACGTAACTCGCGCCGCGAGCGTTCCGCCGAACATTTTTGGCCTCGCTTCATTCCCCTGAAATCTCATGACTTGCGCCGCCAGACGGACACCCGCCGGGCGGTTTTCTTTTGCCTGCGAGTTACGTCTTTCAGACCACCCTTACAACCCGTGCATCGATCACACGCGATCCAAGCGATCGGAGATTTAGATGCACGTTCAACCCCATCACATCACTTTGACCGAGGCCGCGAAGCTCACGCCCGGCCGCCCTTCGACGAACTGCTTGTGGCGCTGGTGCCGGCGCGGGGTTCTGTCTCGCAACGGCCAGCGCGTCCGCCTCGAGCACGTTCGCATCGGCGGCAAGATCTTCACGACCGCCGAGTGGGTGGAGCGGTTCGGCAAAGCGCTCGCCGAAGCCGACGCCAGCTACTTCGACCTCGAAGGGCAAGCCGTTGAATCGGCTAGGCCACGACGGCAGCGTCCGGTGTCTCGTCACGTCCAGCAGCGCCAGGCGGCGCACGATCAGACCAACCGCGAGTTGGAGGAGGCAGGTCTATGAACCAGCACTCACGCCTACCCGCTTTGCCCAACGGTGCAGTCCCGCTGATCAAGGCGATCTTGAACGGTGGCCACGGGACTGGACGCCGCGACTTCGACGCGATCTGGCAACTCGCCTGGGCGCAGCGGTGGACAAGTCTGATGTCGTTCGCACCCCCATGGCGACGGCTCATCGTGCTGTGTCGAGAAATCGATCGGCCATCCAGCACGCCCAAGAGCGGCGTGCCCCACCACAAGGTGTGCCACGACGAGGACTCTTGGAGCGTTCACAACGGATGACCCACGACACCACCCCTCTCGTCAGTCTCGGCCAGGGCGACTACCGCCGCGACATCTTCCCGCACGACCTCACCACCAAGCCCGCACCCACGACCATGAAGAACGTCCTCACCTACTCGGCCTTGAACACGTTCCGCAACTGCCCGCGGAAGTACAAGCACCGCTATCTCGACCATCTGCGCCGCCCTGAGCGCCCAGAGGCCTTGGTGTTCGGCTCGGTGATGCACGGGGCACTGGAGCGATGGCACCGCCAAGTGGCTGTCGATTCGATGACCACCCGGCTGTTCCAGATCTTCGACTACCTCGACGCGCAGTTCCCCCTTCGCGGGGGCGACGAGCAGCAAAAGCACCAGTGGCACGTCGCCCGGGCCATGTTCGCCGGGTACGCCGATCGGTACGCCGTCGAGGAGTTCGAGATCGTCGAGATCGAGAAGGAATTCCAGGCCGAGATTCGCAACCCCGACACCAACCGCCTGAGCCAGACGTTCATGATGGCCGGGAAGGCCGACGGCATCGTGCGCATGGGCCGTGAGCTGTACCTGCTCGAGCACAAGACGGCCTCGGCGATCACGTCCGACTACCTCGACCGCCTGTGGACCGACACGCAGATCGCGCTCTACTGCCACTACCTCCGTGAGCTGGGCTACCCGATCGTGGGCGTGATCTACAACGTCCTGCTCAAAACCCGTCTGAAGCAGCGTGCCGGCGAAACGGTGCAGGAGTTCGAGGCCCGACGCGCGGAACTGGCCGCCAAGAACAAGACGGGTCGCTCAACGGCCAAGCAGCAGATGCCGGAGACGGACGACGAGTTCCGCGCCCGTCTGCATGAATGGTACGCGCGGCCCGAATCCTTCCACCGTGAGCGCATCTACCTGTCCGACGACCGCATGGCGATGTTGCAGGAAGAGGTGTGGGAGATCACGCAGCAGTACCTGGACGCGCGCCGGCGTGGCAAGTGGCTGCTCAACACGTCGAACTGCTTCTCGTACCAGCGGCCGTGTGAATACCTGCCCTATTGCCAGTCGGGCTTCAGCTCGAACGTGCGCGACAACCTGTTCGAGATCGCGCCTCCCCATGAGGAACTGGTCGAGCTGACCGTCGGTGGCGATCCCGTCGGCGGCGCTGACGACGACCTCGACTTCTGAACCAAACCCCACCCTTCTCTTGCCCAAGGAGACCACGATGACCTTGACGTTGCCCACGACACGCAGCAAACCCACGGTCGATCTTTCGACCAAGTCCACGCTGGTCTATGGCCCGCCCAAGATCGGCAAGAGCACCTTCGCCAGCCGGTTTCCCAACGCGCTCTTCCTGGAGTGCGAGCCGGGCCTGAACGAGCTCGAAGTGTTCAAGATGCCGACCTACACGTGGCCGGACTTCCTGGCAGCGTGCAAGCTCATCGCCGCCGGCGACCACGAGTTCAAGACCATCGTCATCGACACGGCGGACAACGCCTTCAAGTACTGCTCGGAGTTCATCTGCGGCAAGCACAACATCGAGTACGAAGGCGACCTCGGCCACGGCAAAGGCTGGGCGCTGGTGAAAAACGAGTGGCACCGCGTGCTCACGCGGTTGGCGAGCCTGCCCTACGGCCTGGTGCTGATCAGCCACGCCGTGGACAAGACCATCGAGACGCGCACCGGCGAGTACACCAAGACCCAGCCCAGCCTGCCTGACCGGGCCCGCCAGGTCGTGCTCGGCCTCGTGGACATGATCCTCTTCTGCGACACCGTGCCGCGTAAGGACGCCGGCGGCAACGTGGTGGTGGACCGGATCATCCGCACGAAGCCCCATCCGACCTATGAGGCCGGCGATCGCACCGGCCGCCTGCCCGAATCCCTGCCTCTGAGTTTTGACGCCTTCGCCAAGGCGTTCGCTGTGCCTTCCTCCAAACCGTCCAAGTGAAAGGACCCTGCCCATGACCACGACCCATGAGTCCCAGACCGCTCCTGACCAGACCGCACCCGAGACGCCGGAATCATCCGGCACCCCCGGCTCCGGCGCATTCGACCGGGAGGCGTTCCCCGCGCACGACGACGCGCATCAGGCGTCGGGTGCCGCGGCCGACCTGACCACCTTCGACGACGACTACGCCGAGGCCGAGACGCCGGAGTTCGACGAGGTGCCCGACGGCAAGTACCAGGTGCGCGTCCACACAGTCAAGCTCGCCCGTAGCCAGAAGAACGACCCGATGATCAAGTGGGACACGGTGATCATCTCGGGCCAGCACGCTGGGCGGCACATCTTCAAGAACTCGGTGATCACGCAGGCGTCGCTGCCGTTCGTGAAGGCGGACCTGCAGACGCTGGGCCTCAAGCTGCAACGGTTCAGCGAGTTGCCCAACCACCTGGACGAGCTGCTCGACCTGACCATCGACGTGACCAAGCGCACCAAGGGCGAGTACGCCAACGTGTACTTCAACAAGCTGCTGAACATCCCCCCGGGCGCGGACAGCGGGATCGACCTGTCCAAGGAACCCGCGCCCTTCTGACCCCCAAAATCTGCCCCGGATACCCAGCCTGTGTCGTGGGGCCGCTCCCGAAAGCATGCGCTGCACCGCTGTAAGTCTTTCGGGGGCGGCTTTATCCGGGGCCAAGGTTCCGGGGGCACGGACGGATTCACGTTTCACGGATGAACACCGCCATGAGCTTTCAAATCGTCATCGATACGCGTGAGCAGGAGCCCTACACGTTCACCTGCGACACGGTGCGCCGCAGGCTCGACGCCGGCGACTACTCGGTCGTCGGCCACGAGGACGCGGTGGCCGTCGAGCGCAAGAGCCTGCCCGACTTCGTTCACACCGTCATCCACGACTTCGACCGCTTCGCCATCGAGCTGATGAAGCTTGGGGCCATGCGCAGCGCGTGCGTCGTGGTCGAAGCTGACCTCGATGCCGTCTTGCGTGGGCTCGCGGCAGACAAGCTGCGGGGTGCTTCGCCCACGTCCGTGCTCGGGGCGGCGCTGTACGTGGCCGTGCGTTTCCGCGTGCCGGTCTACTGGTGCGGCAGCCGCCAAGCGGCGTGCGCCTTCACGGATCAGTTCCTGCGCATGTTCGTGCGGGAGGTGGCGCATGCCTGAAACCATTCGTGGCACAATCACACGCGTCTACCACAGCGGGCCCCAGTTCTCCGCGGGCCTGCTCGAGGGCGACGACGGCCGGCAGGTCCGGTTCTGCGGGAAATTCTGTGCCAACGACGGCGACGTCGTTGCCCTGGTCGGCTCGTGGACGCTCGATCGCAAGTACGGCCACCAGTTCACCGTCACGGCCCTGCGGTACGACCTGCCCGACAACCTCGATGGCCTGGCCAACTACCTCGTCAAGCACCCGGGCTTCGTCGGCATCGGCGAGGCCACGGCCCGCAAGCTGGTGACGCACGCCGGCAGCGCCGAGGCGCTCGACCGCATGATCCGCGAGGGCTCCGACGACCTGTACGAGAAGCTGCGGATTCCGCGGGCCACGCTCGCGCAGCTTCGTGCGGCGTGGATCGCCAACAGTGCCGAGAACGAGCTTCGCACATACCTGGCGGGGTTCGGGCTGACGCACCACCAGATGAACACGCTGATCGAGGTGTACGGCGACTCGGTGGTGAGCGTGCTGCGGGCCGACCCGTACAAGCTGATCCAGCACGTCAAGGGCTACGGCTTCAAGAAGGTGGACCAGATCGCTCGGGCCACTGGCGTAGCGAAGAACCACCCCGGCCGGATCGAGGCGGGCCTGATGTACTGCCTGACCGAGCAGATCGGCAGCGGGCACACCTGGACCGCCGGTTGCGACCTGATCGAGAAGGCCAACGAATTGCTGGTGCTCGACACGCTCGATGCCCACGACCTCATCCACCAGGCAGGTGATCGCCTGCTGGCGGCCGGCGACATGGTCGCGGACAGCTCCGCTGTGACCACGCCGTACTTCCTCGAGGCTGAGCAGACCATCCGGCAGACGTTCGAGCGGTACAGCACCTCTGAGTGCCCGCTGATCACCGGGGCGTTCGACATCTCGAACCTCAGCCCGCAGCAGGCCGAGGCATATCGGTGCGCCCTGCGGCACCGGATCAGCGTCATCTCAGGCCTGGCGGGCACCGGCAAGACCTACGTCGTGGCGCGGTTGGCGCAGACCTGCCAGCATGCCGACCTGGTCGTGAAGCTGTGCGCCCCGACGGGCAAGGCTGCCAAGCGGATCGAGGAGTTGCTCCGCAGCAAGTACCAGTTGCAGCTCGAGGCGAGCACCATCCACCGCATGCTCGAATACAACGGCATGAGCTTCGGCGTCGAGACCGTGGACGCCGACGTGGTGATCGTTGACGAAGTGTCGATGGTCGACGTGCCGCTGATGGCGAACCTGCTGGAGCGGATCGACTTCAGCCGGACGCGGCTGGTCCTGGTCGGCGATCACAACCAGCTGCCGCCCGTCGGCCCTGGCAACGTGCTGCGCGACCTCGTGCAGCACCAGCTCGTGCCCACGGTGGTGTTGGACAAGGTCTACCGCCAAGCCGGCGTGCTCAAGTGCAACAGCACCGCCGTGCTGCGTGGAGCCGTCCACCCGACCGAGATGGACAACGACACACGGTGGATCGTGGTCGACCAGTTCTCCGACGCCCAGCAGATTCAGTTGTACCTGCGTGACCTGATTCTCGACCGGCTGCCGACACGGTTCGGCTACGAGCCTGTCCGTGACGTGCAGATCATCACGCCGACGCACAAGGGCCCACTGGGCACCAAGGCGATCAACGAGGCGATGCAGCTTCTCTTGCAGGGCCGCGTCGAGAAGAAGTTCTGCCTCGGCGACAAGGTCATCCAGACCAGCAACGACTACGAGCTGGGCGTCATGAACGGCACGATCGGGTTCGTCGTGGACGTGGTGAAGGCTGGATACGCCATCGCCTTCGACGGCGTGGGCCCAAAGATCATCGAGGGCGAGCGCTTGTCCAACGTCATGCTCGCCTACGCCCTGACGGCGCATAAGGCCCAGGGCAGCGAGTTCCCCTGCGCGGTGGTGCTCTGCCACAAGTCGCACTTCTTCGCCGACCGCAACTGGCTCTACACCGCGGTGACCCGGGCGTCGCAGACGTGCGTGCTGCTGGGCGACCGCTGGGGCCTGAGCAGCGCCGCGAAGAAGAACAACGTGATCCACCGCCGGACGTTCCTGAGTCGCTGGGCATCGGCATCGCAATCCCTGGCCCCGCAGGAGGCGTCGTGCGAATGACTGCACCACATCCAACCACCAACCTCGAGGCGATCGTCGCCAACGCTCCGGACTGCCTGAAGCAGCGTCCACAGTGGGTCTGCTGGCGCTACGTCGAGCGCGACGGGCGCATGACCAAGTGCCCGGTCAACGCCCGCACCGGCGAACTGGCCGATTCCACAGCGCCCGGCACCTGGGCGTCGTTCGATGAGGCGATCGCCGCTGCCCGGACTTACGACCAGCTCGCCGGCGTCGGCTACGTGTTCGCGGCCGACGATCCGTACTGCGGCGTCGATATTGACAGTTGCATCGACCCGGCCACGGGCCAGATCAAGCCGTGGGCGCAGCGGATCATTGGAGACCTGGCCAGCTACACGGAGATCAGTCCGTCCGGGACCGGCGTGAAGATCTTCGTCATGGCCGAGAAGCCCGGCGAACGCTGCCGGCGTCGGTACGAGGACCGCGAGATCGAGATGTACGACCGCGACCGGTTCTTCACGGTTACGGGCATGCGGTGTGATTCTGCTCCAGCGACCGTGGAGCCGCGCCAGGACCAGCTCAATGCCCTGTACGTCGAGGTCTTCGGCGAGCCGCCCTCGGGCGAGTCAGCCACTGCAAGCCCGTCGGCAGCCGCTTCGGGCCCGTCGCCAGCCGCCACGCCATCGCCATCCAACAACGGCCACCTCGACGACGCCGAGATCATCCGCCTGGCCAGCACCCGCCGCAACGGGCGCGGCGAGAAGTTCGCCCAGCTGTGGGCAGGCAACTGGAATGCCCACTTCAACTCCCGCAGCGAGGCCGACTCGTCGGTCGTGTTCACGCTGGCGTTCTACACCAAGGACGCCGGCCAGATCGACCGCATGTTCCGCGCGTCCGGCCTCATGCGCGACAAGTGGGACGAGTACCACGGCGAGCAGACCTACGGCAGCATGACCATCGCCAAGGCGCTGGCCAAGGTGACGCAGCAGTACACGCCGAGTCTGCGGAAGTCTCGCAAGCGGAAGGCCAATACGAACGGCTCAGCCAGCAGCCCAGTCCCCAAAGGCCCCGTCGCCGCCGAACCTGCCCCGGGCACGATCGATCCGGGGACAAGCCGCCTCATCCTGTCCACGAAGCGGACGCTGCCCACGGCCGATTCGTTCATCCAGCGATTCCATCGACATGCCGGCGGGCGCACGCTCCACCACTACGCCGGGATGCTGGTCGCCTGGCGGGACAACCGGTACGTCGAGATCGAAGACGACGGCATGCGCCACACGCTGCTGCCCTGGATGCATGACGCCGTTCGCATGGTGATGGACAAGGACGGCGGCTGGGTCGCCGAGGACTTCCCGGCGAATCCCACGACGGTCAATGCGGCACTCGAGTCGATCAAGGCGGTCACGCATCTGCCGGCGACGACGGTATCTCCGTCCTGGCTGGGCGACGCATCGAACATGCCCACGGCTGCTGACGTTCTGCCCTGCAAGTCGTCGCTGCTGTACCTGCCCACGATGCGGCACATGCCCCCGACGCCGCAGTTCTTCACGGTCTACGCGCTGGACTACGACCCCGACCCCAGCGCCGGCCTGCCTGAGCAGTGGATCGCGTTCCTGCAGATGCTGTTCGACGACGACATGGAGTCCTGGGATCTGCTGCAGGAATGGTTCGGCTACTGCCTGACCGGCGACACGTCCCAGCAGAAGATGCTGCTGCTCGTGGGGCCCAAGCGCAGCGGCAAGGGCACGATCGGGCGCGTGCTGACGCATCTGGTCGGCGCAGGCAACGTCTGCGGGCCGACGACGACCAGCCTGGCGGGCAACTTCGGGCTGCAGCCGCTCATCGGCAAGTCGCTGGCCGTGGTCTCCGACGCCCGCTTCAGCGGCGAGGGTATCCAGGCCGTGGTCGAGCGCCTGCTGTGCATCAGCGGCGAGGACACGCTCACGGTCGAGCGCAAGCACAAGACTTCCGTGACCATGAAGCTGCCCACGCGGTTCGTCTTCCTGTCCAACGAGCTGCCACGGTTGAACGACGCCTCCGGGGCGCTGGCGGGCCGGTTCATGATCCTGCGGCTGACCAACAGCTTCTACGGCCGCGAGGACAAGACGCTGACCGCCAAGCTGCTCACGGAGTTGCCGGGCATCCTCAACTGGGCCATCGAGGGCTGGCGTCGCCTGCGCGAGCGCGGGCACTTCGTGCAGCCGACCAGCGTCGAGGACGCGGTGCGGGATATGGAGGACTTGTCCAGCCCAGTGGGTGCGTTCGTGCGCGAACGCTGCGACGTGGGGCCGGGCATGCGGGCATGGGTCGACGACCTGTACGCCGCATGGAAGACCTGGTGCGAGCAGGAAGGTCGCAGCGTGGTCACGACCAAGCAGACGTTTGGGCGCGATCTGGCTGCTGCCGTCCCGGGTGTCACACGGCGACGTGCAACGGGCAATACGACGTTCTACGAGGGCATCGGCATGAAGGAGGTGCTGTGATGCACGCAAACCTCACGCCGTTGCATCTGCTTGCGTTGCGTTGTGCGCCATTGCATCCGATGCCAGAACCACCGTCGCGCACCGTCACGAACCGTCACGACGGTTTGCACTGCATGCACGCGCGCGCGCTCACACGTGCGCGCACGTGCGCGGGCGCGAGGAATGCCAGTGCGCAATGGCAACCGTCGCGACGGTGCGCGACGGTACGGCGCGGTAGCCGGGAGGTCGCGCAATGACGCAGCGCCTCCCTTCCATCCCGCAGCGACCCTACGCGGCCAGCGACGCCGATGCCCAGGCCAACCCCATCTACCGGCCCGGTAACGACCCGCTGCCGTTCACCCGCAACGTCAGGTTCGCGGCGATCGACGTGATGATCCTGACGTTCGCGGCACGGCGACATGCCCAGTGGCTCGTGTCCATCGGCACGTGCCCGGAGGACGTGGCCGAACTCATCCGCGCCGACCTCGACGCCATGGCCAGGCTGCTCACGCCGCCAGCGCCAGCGGTTGAGCCCGTTGCGCTGCAGAAGCCACCCGTCGAGCCCGCTCCGCCACAGACGCCGGCAATCAAACCCGTTCCGCCACAGACGCCCGACGTTGGCCCACGTTCGCCCCGGGCCGCCAGGGCGAAGGACGCTCCAACCAACCTGTGGGACGCCACACGTGGCGACGTGGGCGAAACGGGCCGCAATGGGCCGCAACGTGCCACAGTGGCAGACAAGGAGTGAAACGGGATGAGCGTAGGTACTTGGAACGCAACAGATGAAACCAGATGGCGGCGGGAACAATCGCGCTGTGCGATTGAATCGCTCGCGGATGGAAAACAGGCCCAGCGCCCCGACCAGGAGACATGCCCATGACCCAGAGAACCTGCAAGCACTGTGGCGACCCGATCGCGCGATCCAGTTGCGAGATCTGCGATCGCCAGCCCTGGAACTGCTGCGCCGACTGCCATGCCGAGATCGCGCACGGCGTCGTCCGCGATCAGAACGTCCACTTCGTCAGCGGCGGCGACGCGACACGCGACGAGCCGTCGCCCGCCTGGGAGAACGCCGTCCGCAGCATCGAGGATCGAGGTTGAACACGCCCCGCCACGGAGCCACCCCATGGCTGTGACCCCCGACGACAAAATGACCGTCCCGATCGATGACCTTGTGTTCTGGGCCGCGAGGACCATCAAGCGCGTTCAGAGCTGGTTGTCCATGCCGCGTGAGCAACTCGAAGACCCAACCGTCCGGCCGGTCTTCGAGAAGGAGGACCAGTTCGTCCACGCCTACCGCACGGCGCTCACGCTCCGCGCCAACGAGGTGGTGTCCTACTGCGAGCGGCTCGGCATCACCGGTTGCACCGCGGCCAAGGTGCGCGAGAACCCATTCCTGGTCGTGCTGGCCATCGACCACATCCTGAACGGAGGCATCGATGAAGATCATCAAACGCAACACCGCTGATATCCGCCCCTACGAAAAGAACCCGCGCATCAACGACGCGGCTGTGGATGCGGTCGCAGCCTCGCTCAAGGAGTTCGGCTGGCGGCAGCCCATGGTCGTGGACAGCGATGGTGTGATCATCGTCGGGCATACGCGCTGGAAGGCGGCGCAGAAGCTGGGCCTCGAGCACGTGCCTGTCCACGTGGCGACCGACCTGACCGAGGCGCAGATCAAGGCGTATCGCATCGCCGACAACCAGACCGCGACCATTGCCGAGTGGGATTACGAGCTGCTGCCCATCGAGTTGTCCGCCCTGCAGGAGATGCAGTTCGACCTGAACCTGCTGGGCTTTGATCCGGAGAAGCTGAAGGAACTGATGTCAGGTGACGTGACGGACGGCCTCACCGATCCCGATGACATTCCCGCGCCGCCGGACGAGGCGACCACACGCCGTGGCGACATCTGGGTGCTGGGCAACCACCGCCTCATGTGCGGCGACAGCGCCAACCCACAAGACGTGGACCGGCTGCTGGACGGTGCGGCGATCCATCTGGTGAATAGCGACCCGCCGTATAACGTGCGGGTCGAGCCGCGCAGCAACAACGCCATCGCCGCGGGCCTGTCGTCGTTTCAAGCGACGAATACCAAGCCCCAGAATCACCATCAGTCCTTCGACGCCGCGCGGGGCGCGTTCAACCCCGGCAAGGTGAGCAAGAAGCTGCGGCCCAAAGATCGGCCGCTGGCCAACGACTTCGTCACCGACGAGGCGTTCGACCAGATGCTCGACGCGTGGTTCGGCAACATGGCCCGCGTACTGCTGCCCGGGCACGGCTTCTACATCTGGGGCGGGTACGCCAACCTGGGCAATTACCCGCCGTATCTCAAGAAGCACGAGCTGTACTTCAGCCAGGGCATCGTCTGGGACAAGCAGCATCCCGTGCTCACGCGCAAGGACTTCATGGGCGCGTTCGAGCTGGCGTTCTACGGCTGGCGTGAAGGCGCGGCGCACCGCTACTTCGGCCCGAACAACGCGACCGACCTGTGGCACGTCAAGAAGGTGAATCCGCAGTCGATGGTCCACCTTACGGAGAAGCCCGTCGAGTTGGCGGTGCGCGCCATGCAGTACTCATCGCTCGCCGGCGACAACGTGCTCGATCTGTTCGGCGGCAGCGGCTCCACGCTGATCGGCGCGGAGCAGACCGGGCGGCACGCGTACCTGATGGAGCTCGACCCGCTGTACTGCGATGTCATCGTGCAGCGCTGGGAAAAGTTCACCGGTCGCAAGGCGGAGCGGGTGCAGGCCCCGGCGTCAGACGAGAAAACCCCAGCGGGCGCTGGGGTGGTGGAGGCGAAGTGATGGTGGCGTCCTGCTCACGTCGCGGCGGCGGCGAACAATCCGCGGTCGGTCTTGCGGAACCGGGCCTGGGCACCCTTGCCGCTGATCTCGCGGATGATGGCCGCGTACAGGGTCGCGCTCGGCGTCTTGCCCTTGGGGCTGGACCAGAGCGCGGCGGCGGTGACCTCTTCGACCATTTGCTTGGCGCTCATGGGATCACTGGCCTTGGCCAGAACCTGGGCGGCGGCGTCGAGCAGGCTGAGCTTCCTCGGCTTCGCCGGGTCGCGCGGCTTGCGTGTCGGCTTGGTCTCGGCGGTGGCCGTCGGCTCGGCGGTCGGTGTGCTGGGCCGCTCAGCGTTGTCGGTCTTCGCCTTGCCGCCGGCCTTGACCTCGCCTCTCAATCGCTGGGCCGACTTGATCCGCACCCGCTTGTTCGTGGACATGTTGGTGGCGTCCCATCCGCCGTGGCGACTTTCCGCGTCGATGCGGACGGGCACCACCTTGTCACTGACCTTGGCGAGGTAGGTCTGGCCGATCTGGACTTCATTCTTTTTCATCACGGTTCTCCTGGTTGGAGGGTGAAACAGAATCGCTCAGCGACACTCGCTGAGCAGGTTTTCGATGTCTTGCGGCTCACGGTTGGACAGGAAGGCCAGCGTCTCGATCAGTTTCTCCCGGACGTGCCCCAGGTCGCCGGGATAGCCCCAGTCCTTGGGGTTCGCCTTGGCGTTTGCCTTGTGCTTGTCGAGTTCCAGTTCGATCCAGTCCATGACGCGGGCGATGTCCTGGCAGTGCTGGTCGTACTGGTCACTGGCGGTTGGCGTGCTGGCCATGGTCGATCTCCTGTAGATGGTGGCCCGGCGCTACTCGGTGAAGCGGTAGAGTTCCTGGGCGTAGGCGTGGATATCGCTGTTCGTTCCGCGAAAGCCTTCGGTGCGCTGGTGGAGGACTTCCGCCAGGTCGATGATCGTGGTGTCGTCGCTGCGGGCCTCGATCTCCCAAGTCTTCCATGCGAGCTGGTCGCGCTTGGGGTTGCGGATGATGCTGTCGATGCGGATGGTCTTGCTCCGCTCGCCGTTGCGGCTCTCGCGCTCGATGGTGAGCGTGCCGGCCTGGCCTTCGATCTCGATGCGCTTGGTCTGCATGGTGTGCTCCTTGCTGGTGGTGCGTGCGGTTCAGCGTGCGGCCTTGATGGCGCGGCGCAGGCGTCGCCACTCGGCGCTGGTGACCATCTGGTTGTCATGGGCGTCGAGCAGCGTGGTGGCGGCGTCGAGCACCTCGTCCATGGCGGCGCTGCGCTTGGCGGCTCGGCGCTCGGCGTGGTCCTGGCCCGCGTTGAAGGCGGCGGTCAAGGCGTCGCACACGCCCCAGACCGACACGTCGTGGAAGTCGAGGCGGTCGGCCCGCTGCGTCTCGAGCGTTTCGATGAACAGGTGCTTCCTGGCGATCTCGGCGAGCGTCTCGCCGGTGGTCTTGGCTGTGGGCTTCGGGCTGCTCATGGCGTTCTCCTTGAGCGCGGTGCGTGCGGTTCAGGCCTGTTCGGCGGCGGGTACGAACAGGTCGCCGGCGTGCCAGACCTCCTGGCCGGTGACGGTTTCGACCAGGTAGCTCCAGGCGGCGGTACCGTTGCGGCGGAAGGTGCTGATCTCCACCACCCGGCCCGGCTCGCCGTCGGTCTTGGACACCACCAGGGTCCCGGGCTTCAGGTTCTGGCTCGCGTAGGTCTTGGTCGTCGCCATCTCGTATCTCCTTTTGGATGCCTGCGTTACATGCACATTGAGCCGGAACCGGGCATGAACATCAAGGCGATCTGGCCGCATGTGGGCAACTTTCCCGAGGCCGTAACTGGCGACCCCCTTGGAGCTTGGAAACATGCCTGAAGACCCACGCCAGATTTCTTCGCCAACCGGCCATGCCGGGGTCGGCCCAGCGATCAATCCGGCGTCTCTTTCCGTTGAGGAGATGGCCCGGCTGCTGTCGGCGGCAGGCGGACGGCGCGTGACGCCCGAGCAGGTCCAGGCGGATGTCGATGCCGGCGCACCCGTGGGGCCCGGTGGTCGGCTCCACCTCGTGCACTACGCCGCCTGGCTGAACGCACCTCTCCGTGAACAGGAGGACGCCGACGTTGGCGCACGGAACGATTGACATCCAGAGCCTCACGCCGACTCAGTTGGTGCGCTTGCTGAACTCCACGCATCTGGGCGTGGTGGTCAACGCGGGCAAGATCAACCGCCAAATGAACGAGGCGGGCCTGCGCATCACTGCCGGCGACAACGCCCGGCGCGTGAACCTCGTCAAGTACGTGGCGTGGCTGGCGCAGAAGCGCATCGAGCCGAAGACCGCGACCGTCGGCTACGAGGAGAAGCTGCGCCGAGACCTGGAGCGGCAACTCGCACGCTCACGGCAAGGCCGCGACATCGCACCCATCCCGGAGGTCGTGGACCCGCAGCGCCGTCGGCGTTGCGAGGACTCGTTCCGGGGGTTTTGCGAGACCTACTTCCCGCAGGCGTTCCATCTCAAGTGGTCTGACGACCACCTGCGCATCCTCGAGAAGATCGAGCGGGCGGTGATCGACGGCGGGCTGTTCGCCTTCGCCATGCCGCGCGGCAGCGGCAAGACCACGCTGGCGCGGATGGCAGCCCTGTGGGCAGTGCTCTACGGCTACCGCGAATATGTCTGCCTGATCGGCAGCGCCGAGGACCAGGCGAAGATGGTGCTCGAAGCGGTCAAGCGCGACATGCTCGGCAACACGCTGCTGCTGGAGGATTTTCCCGAGGCGATCTACCCGATCCGCAAGCTGGAGAACAACGCCCGCAAGCAGATCGGCCAGCTCTGCGACGGCGAGCCGACGTTCATCACATGGTCGGCCGACAAGCTGGTGATGCCCACGATCCCCGGCTCGCCTTCGGCCGGATCGATCATCACCGTTGCCGGCCTGGACTCCAACATCCGCGGGCAGCAGCACACGAAGATGGACGGCACGATCATTCGTCCGTCGCTGGTCATTCTGGACGATCCGCAGACTCGCCAATCGGCGGCGTCACCGACCCAGACCAAGCACCGCATGGCCATCCTCAACGGCGACGTGCTGGGCATGGCGGGCCCCGACGTGAAGATCGCGGGGTTCATGACCTGCACGAAGATCTACCACGACGACCTGGCTGACCAGATTCTCGACCGGGAGAAGAACCCCGAGTGGCAAGGCGAATGCACCAAGATGGTCTACGCGTTCCCGTCCGCCCCGGAGAGCGAGAAGCTGTGGGATCGGTACGCCGAACTGCGGGCCGAGGGCTTGCGCGAGGGCGACGGCGGCAAGCGCGCCACCGACTTCTACCGTGAGCACCGGGAGCAAATGGACGCCGGCACCATCGTGGCCTGGCCGGATCGCTACAACGACGACGAGCAGTCCGCGATCCAGCACGCGATGAACCTGAAGCTCCGCGATGAGGAAGCCTTCTTTGCGGAGTACCAGAACGAGCCGCTCACCGATCAGGCCGATGAGGATGTGCTCACGCCCGACCAGGTCGCCGCCCGGTTCAACGGCCGCCCACGACACCAGGTGCCGCAGGCCGCGACCTGCCTGACGATGTTCATCGACGTGCATGACAAGCTGCTGTTCTACGTCGTGTGCGCCTGGGAGCCGGACTTCACCGGCTACGTGATCGACTACGGCACCTTCCCGGACCAGAAGCGACGGTTCTTCACGCTGCGCGACGCGACGCGGACGATGATTGAGGCTCGCGCGGGGGCCACGGTTCCGGGGGTGGAGGGTGCGGTGCAGGCCGGGATCGAGGCCCTTGCCACGGAGTACCTGTCCCGGGCATGGCAGCGGCCAAACTCTGGCGCGATGCACATCGAGCGGTGCCTGATCGACTCGGGCTACCTGCCGGGCGTCGTGGCCAACGTCTGCCACAAGACGCCAGGGTCCGTGGCCATGCCGTCCAAGGGCGTGGGCATCCGCGCCGGCAACCGGCCCATGTCCACCTACCGCCGCAAGCCTGGTGAGCGCCACGGCCACAACTGGTACGTGCCCAACGTCAGCCGGACGAGCGAGTTCCCGCATGTGCAGTACGACACCAACTACTGGAAGACGTTTGTGCATGCCCGCTTGGCCGAAGCGCCCGGCGATCGCGGTGCCTTGACGCTCTTCGGCAAGACGGAGAGCGAGCACCGCCTGTTCGCCGACCACATCGCCGGCAGCGAGACATGGGTCCGCACCGAGGGGCAGGGCCGCGTCGTGCAGGAATGGACGCCGCGTCCGTCGCGTCCCGACAACCACTGGTTCGACTGCGTTGTGGGCTGTGCTGTTGCCGCCTCGATGTGCGGTGTGCGGCTGGGCATTGAAGCGTCCGACCGCCCCCAGCGCCCGCGTGTTCGGCTGTCGGACCTTCAGCAGCGGAGGGCCAAGCATGCCTGACCCGGGTGCCAAAGCGCCATATTCATCACTGCCAGGTTCGCCGGAACCGTCGCCGTCACTGGACGAGCAGCGCGGCATCGTCTGTCGGAACTGTGGTTGTCGGTTCTTCCGGGTTCTTTACACCCGCGCCAAACTCGGAGGGAAAATCATGCGCCGGCGGGAATGCAGACATTGTGGAAGGCGCATGACGACGTGGGAAAGCTAACGTACTCGACTCCGTTGTTAGCCACCCATGAAAGCAGCATTCCAACCCCTCATGACGAGAGTCGCCCGTCAGTAGTTTCCAGATGCGTCTTCTTCAGCGCTTCAAAACGTTGACGGCAGAACTCAAGCGCTTCCGCCTGTCGGCCTGCTTTAATCAGGCTGATCGCATCACGTAGATCAGAGAGCATTTTGTCAAAGACCCACGCAGCATCTCCCTTTGACTTGATACTCATTATGATGCGAGGCGCGAGACAGTAATACTCGTCAAGTACCGCCGCACCGCCAGGCAGGTTCACGAGGTACTCGTCTCTGAAGCGACGCATGGATACAAGCTCTTCACAGTCGTCTGGTAGTCCTGCGTGTTCAACACATGCGGTGGTCAGGAAACATCCACTACTGTCGCTCTTCTGGTCGTCGGTATGGCTCCAACCTTCGTTATAAGATTCGTTTTCCTCGCGGTGCTTCTTCGTGCGCCAATCTGACCACGTAGTGAGGTCGTCTATAATGCCATGAGGCGGCTCATACTTGTTGTCAGATGCGTCGGACTGGCCCTTGTTGTGGTAGTGCTCCTTGTTGTTTCCCACGGCATTTCTCCTTTTCCGAGGTGCGGCCTAATGTGCCTGTCGCTCGTCCTTTCCAACTCAAGTGATTGTCTAGTCGCGGGCGTCCCCAGTCAACGAAAATCGGCGGTATCCCGCCTCCACTGCTCCGAAGTCCGTTTGACTCGGCGTGATTGCTCGCCCGGTGCAAGGAGTTCATTGTTGGGGCAAATCGTCATCTTCCTCCTGACTCGTCGTAATTTCTTTCGGGGACAGCCAGTCGCTGTCAGGTCGACAGACCAATCTGGCGTTGTTGTACGCCCAGTCAAGCGGTAAGACAGTGTGTCCGAGATAACTTCCGACGGGTGTCTTCTCAACTGCGAGCGCGAGGTCCACCGTTTCGTCAGTGACCAAGCAGATAGGCAGAAGGAGTTGCAGCTTTCGCACTGGAGGATAGTACGTTGGGATGGCCGTCTTGAAGTTCCAGGCAACTCGTTTGATAGAGAGATCAATTGCATCCTTGACTCGGCTGATGATGCGCCGGTAGGTCCGAGTATCTGCCTCGATAGCGCCACCCAAATCGGAGAAGTACCGCTTCTTCTCGTCATGGGTCATACTCTGGGTATCACGTCGCTCAAAACCGGGCGGCCAATGGTCCTCGACAAATGAAGCTGGATATCTTTCAATGCGTTCGATAACGACATGCTTCCAATCCAGTTCGGGCTTGCTGGATTTGATGTCATAGAGCAGATTCACAGGACTGTCGAAGTAGTGCGCTGCTTCCGGTAGTGGATTGAAGTGGCGGACAAGTGATTGTCCGTCTCGACCTTCGCCAGCGATGCAGAAGTTTACGAGTTGCCACGGCGTACGCGGACTGCTGTTCGGCACGAAGATGGCGTAGATGCTTTCGTAGCGGGGGTCAACGAGGCCGGTGTTGAAGGCTGCGAAGCCGGCTTCCGAATTCACCATCACCTTCTTTTCCAACACCAGGCGACCAAAGGTGTGCATCAGATAGCTGCGCAAGATCGGATATGGACGATCTGGGTTCTGGGGTGCATTCTTGAACTCCCAGTCTTCTTTCAATGCAAGGCCCTTCAGTTTGGAGAGCACACTTGGCATGTACCCGACATATGCCCAATTAAACAGATGGCCACTCTTCGGTGCCTCATGTGTGCCCTTCGCTCTTGGCTGTGCCTTTACTGACGGCTCGCCAACACGCTCAATCTCGGTGGCCTGGTGATTGTCACCGTAGACGCGTAACTCATACGTCACGCGGTCGTTTTCCTTAAGGGGTGGGTTCTCACGGAACCACGAGGTTCTGAAGTAGATGTCCCGATCAGGCATGTCGTCACAGGACAAAAACCCGTACTCCCCGAGTACCCTGAGGACTACCCCTGACTTCCGTTCGTTCCGCGACTCGTTATGTTGCGTCATCGTCCTATTCCACTCATACGACTGTGCGTAGTCGGCGTTCTTCCCGTACCTCAACTTCCTCTGTAGAACCTCTCTTTTTCAGGACACGCGAAAAAGGGTACCGCCGCCAACGGCTGTGGACAAGCGACCTGTGCGGCGAACTTGAGTGGCCCTTTATGAACATTGGTCCCCATCGCCATTGCGCCCTCGCTGGCGCGTAGGCCGTAGTTCTAGATGCGTAACGATCTTCAATCTGAGGCAACATCGCCCTTGATCCGCTGCTGATCGGCGATAATCTTGGCCGACGACATCCCAGACGACGGCCTGCGGGTGGTGCCGCAGGCTGACCGGCCCCGTCAGAACGACCAGGCCGTGCGAGTTACCGAACTCGCGCGGCCTTTTTGTTTGCGCCGCGCCCAGACCCGCGAAGCGTCATGGGCGACGAGCTGAACAACACCATCCGCGAGAACGCCCAGGGGCCCAAGCGCGCCAAGGGCGATAGCGCCGAGATGGAGCAGCATCCGCTGCCCGATCAGATCGCCGCTGACCGTTACCTCCAATCCATGACCGCCAGCCGCAAGGGGCTGGGCATCCGCACGACCAAGCTCGTGCCGCCGGGGGCATCCTGATGTTCAGCTTGCTCCGCAGATTCCGACCCCAACCCCAGGCGGATCGCCTGAGCGATCGCCGCGCCACGCGCGAGCGGCTGCTGGTCGCCCGCTTCGACGCGGCTGCGACTAACGACGAGAACCGCCGGCACTGGGCGAACGCCGACGGCCTGAGCCCTGACGCCGCCGCGTCGATGGACGTGCGGGCGATCCTGCGCAGCCGGGCGCGGTACGAGGTCGCCAACAACTCTTACGCCCGGGGCATCGTGCTGACGCTGGCAAACGACGCTGTGGGCACCGGCCCCCGCCTGCAACTGCTCACGCCCGACGCCGCTGCCAACACGCGGATCGAGCGTGAGTTCATGCGCTGGGCTCGCTCCGTGCGGCTCGCCGAGAAGCTCCGCACGATGCGGATGTCCCGCTGCGAGTCGGGCGAGGCGTTCGCCATTCTCACGAGCAACCCGCGTCTGGAATCAGCGGTCAAGCTGGACCTCAAACTCATTGAGCCCGACCAGGTCACCACCCCCGGAATCCTGGCGTTGCGCCATGGCGGGCTCGATGGCGGCCCGGGCGTCGACGGCATCGTGTTCGACGACTTCGGGAATCCCCTCGAGTACCACGTCCTCAAGAAGCACCCCGGCGACACGAACGCCTGGTCTGTTGGCGAGGAGTACGACCGGGTGCCCGCGGAGGCGATGGTGCATCTGTACCGCACCGATCGGCCGGGACAGAGCCGGGGCATTCCCGAACTGACGCCGGCGCTGCCGATGTTCGCGTACCTGCGGCGCTACCGCCTGGCCGTGCTCAACGCCGCCGAGACCGCCGCCAATTTCGCGTTGCCGATCTACACCGACGCTCCGGCGAACGGTGAAGCCGATCCGCTCGAGCCGATGGACGTGTTCGAGATGGAGCGCGGCATGGGCATGGTCCTGCCGCAGGGCTGGAAGCCGGCCCAGATCAAGGCCGAGCACCCTTCGACCAATCACGTCCAGTTCATCGAGTCGGTGCTGGCCGAGATCGCCCGTTGTCTGAACATGCCGTTCAACGTCGCGGCGGGCAACTCGTCGGGCTACAACTACGCCTCGGGTCGTCTGGATCACCAGACGTATCACAAGTCCATCCGCGTCGACCAGGCGAACATCGCCGAGGTCGTGCTCGATCGCATCCTCAAGGCATGGTTCGACGAGGCAATCCTCGTCAGCGATCTGCTGCCGCTGTGGATGCGGGCGACGCCGTTCTATGACCTGGACCACCAGTGGTTCTGGGACGGGATGGAGCACGTCGACCCGGCCAAGGAAGCGACGGCCCAGGCCACACGCCTGTCGAGCAACACGACCACGCTCGCCGTTGAGTACGCCAAGCAGGGCCGGGACTGGGAGACGGAGCTTCGCCAGCGCGCCAAGGAGAGGGCGCTGATGCGCGAGCTGGGCCTGACCGAATCCGAAGCTGCACCGGCGAGTACCGCTCCCGCTGATCCGGGGGCTGGGGTTCCGGGGGTGGGGGACACCGACGATGAAGACGTTTGACCTCATTGCGTCTTGCCGCATCGCGGCCGCCACGGACGGCAACTCGCCGGAGCAGGCTTCCTCCGGGGGCCACCGGCGTTTCGAGATGACCGCCTACACCGGCGGCGCGATGGCGCTTGCGGGCTGGCGCTTCCCGGTGGTTGTGGACCTGGCGGGCCTGAACGCCGGTGACCAGTCGCGGGCGATTCTGCTGGCCCACAACACCGACGTGGACGACGTGGTCGGGCAGACCGATCGCATCGAGATTGTCGATGGGCAACTGATCGCTGCAGGCGACGTGCTGGGAGACTCTCCCCGCGTGCAGCGCATGCTCACCTTGGCGGACAAGGGGTTCAAGTGGCAGGCCTCAATCGGGGCCCGCGCCGACGAAGTCGAGTTCATCAAGGCCGGCAAGACCGTGACTGTCAACGGCCGGCAGTTCACCGGACCCATCAACATCGCCCGCCGGGCCGTGCTGGGCGAGATCAGTTTCGTGACGCGCGGGGCGGACGACCAATCCTCGGCCCGCATCGCGGCCAACGCATCCGACACCAAGGAGACCGACATGGACTTCAACCAGTGGCTCGAAGCCCGCGGATTCAACGCGGACGACCTCACCGACACCCAGCGCCAGTCGCTGCAGGCGATGTACGACGCCGAGCAGGCGGGCGACGCTGATCCGGACGGTGCTGTGGCCACCCCGCCTGTGGACACGGACGATGCCGTCGCCCAGATGCGTGCCAGCGCCGCGGCCGAACTGAAGCGGCAGACCCGCATCACGGAGATCTGCGGCTCGGACCATCGTGACATCGCTGCCGAAGCCATCGCCCAGGGTTGGAACGAGACCAAGACCGAGCTGGCCGTCCTCCGCGCCTCGCGCCCGAAGTCTCCGGCCCCGGGAGCCGGCAGCGACCGCAAGCCCGACCACCGCGTGCTGCTCGCCGCCGCCTGCATGGCCGGCAGCATGAAGGAGGACCGCCTGCTGGCGCACTTCGGCCAGGAGGCTGTGGAACGTGCCGACAAGCTGCGCGGCATTGGCCTGCAGGAGTTCTGCGAGATGGCGGCGGGCCAGCACCTGCCGCGTTTCGACTCCGACGCCGGCGGCTGGCTCCGGGCCGCGTTCAGCACGCTGAGCCTGCCTGGCATCCTGTCCAACGTCGCCAACAAGATGCTGCTCGACGGCTTCAACTATGTCGAGGACGCCTGGCGTCAGATCTGCAAGATCGGCTCGGTCCGCGATTTCAAGGAGCACACGCGCTACCGCATGACCGACGACTTCAAGTACCAGCGCGTCGGCAAGGACGGCGAACTCAAGCACGGCGAAGTCGGCGAGGAGACCTTCAGCCAGAAGGCCGACACCTACGGCATCATGTTCGGCCTGACGTACCAGGACATCGTCAACGACGACTTGGGCGCGTTTGCCGACATTCCGCAGCGGCTGGGCATGGGCGCTGCCGAGGCGATCGCCGAGGCGGTGTTCGCGCTGCTGCTGTCCAACCCCAGCAACTTCTTCTCGACCGGGCACAAGAACTACCTCGCGGGCGCGGACACGGCGCTGAGTATCGACGCCCTGACCGCCGCCGAGCAGATGTTCCTCGAGCAGACCAAGCCCAACGGCCGGCCTTTGAGCATCGCCCCGAGCCTGCTGCTGGTGCCCCCGGCGCTCAACGTCGCCGCGTCGCAGCTGATGAGCGTGACGCAGGTGAACGAGACCACCACCGCCAACAAGCCCAGGCCGGCGAACAACCCGCACGCGGGCAAGTTCAGCGTCGTCTGGTCGGCGTACCTGTCCAACGCCACCTTCCCCGGCAGCAGCAACAAGGCGTGGTACCTGCTGGCTGACCCGATGCGTCTGCCGGCGATCGAGGTCGCCTTCCTCAACGGTCGGCAGACGCCCACCGTCGAACGCGCCGATGCCGACTTCAACAAGTTGGGCATCCAGTTCCGCGGGTACATCAACTTCGGTGTGAAGGAACAGGACCACCGCGCCGCCGTGAAGGTCAAGGGCGAAGCGTAATCCCCGCCGGGCAATCCAACAGTCATAGGAGCAACCTGACATGGCGAAGTTCATTCACGACGGCAACAGCATCGACTACACCCCCGGCTCGGCCGTGACGGCGGGCGCGGTGGTGGTCCAGGGCGAACTGATCGGTGTCGCCAAGGTGGACATCCCGGCCAACACGCTGGGGGCCCTGGCGGTGGTCGGCGTCTTCGACTTCCCCAAGGCCACGGGCGCGGGCACGGCCATCGCCGTTGGCGCGAACTGCTACTGGCACACCGACACCCAACAGGCCAACACCACTGCGTCCGGGGGCAAGCTCATCGGCAAGGGTGTGCGTGCCGCGGCTGACGCCGACGCCACCGTCCGTGTCCGACTCGCCCAGTAGTAAGGAGGCCCGACGTGCCCGACCTGCTCGCCTATGGTTCCGCCTGGCTGGAAGACCAGCGCCATCGTCACCTGACGACGCCGGTGACCTACCAACGCGGCAGCCGGAGCGTGCAACTGCAGGCCACGATCGGGCAGACGGTTTTTCGCATCGATGGCGAACTGGGCGCTGTGATCCACCACGTGCGCCGCGATTACCTGATCCGGGCGATCGACCTGGTGCTTCCGCCCGAGGTGGGCCCGACGCTGCCGCAGCGTGGTGATCAGATCGTCGACGGCAACGGTGTCGTCTACGAAGTGATGGGACCAGGTGGTGGTGAACCGGATTGGCGCTACAGCGACCCGCAGCGACAGACGCTTCGCATTCACAGCAAGGAGATTGCCCAGCCATGACGGACAGCAGCACGGACAACAAGGACACCAGCAAGGCCGGCTTGGTCAAGGCGATTGCCCGCTGGCCCTGGCCCGAGATCGTCTTCTTCGTGGCCTGCATGATCTCGACGTTCACCATCGTTTCGGCGGTCACCGGCGACTACCTGGACGTCCGCAGCCGGACCCGTGTGAACGCGGTGGTCGTCGACGATCACGAGCAGCGCATTCGCCAGATCGAGCAGCAACTCACGCGGATCGACGCCAACGTGGAGTGGATTCGCACGACTTTGGAGAAGCGGAGCAATCCGTGAGCCTCATCACCGACATCGCTGAAGCCATGACGACGGAGTTGAACACCGTCGCGCCCACGCTGATCCCCGGCGGCTTCGTCGCGGTGCGCCACTACCGGCCCGTCGTGGACCTGCGGGAACTGGCGGACCTGAAGGTGACGGTGGTGCCGCGCGGCGTCGTGATCACGCCGATCCACCGTGGCAGCAATCAGCACGATATCCAGGTCGACGTGGCCGTCCAGCAGAAGGTCGATGACGCGGACCACACCGCTGTGGACATGTTGATGGATTTGGTCGAGCGCATCGGCGACCTGTTCCGGCACCGGCGTCTGGGCAACGTGCCTGCCGTGTGGACGAAGACGGAGAACAAGCCGATCTACTCGGCCGAGCATCTGGAGCAGTACCGGACGTTCACGAGCGTCATCACGTTCACCTGGAGGAGTTCAAAGTGAACAACGTGATCCTCCGCAAGGTGGTGGTGACCACGGCGTGGCAACCGCTCTCGGCGAGCAAGCTGGTCGTGTCCGTGACGATCAGCACGCCGCCGACGAATGCAGCGACGGTGCTGTTCCGCACGAAGGGCGAGCCGGCACACGAGGTGCCGTGGGTGCCGGGCGAATGGCACGACTTCAAGCGCGTGAATCTGGCGGACATCGAAGTGAAGGGCGCGGCGAACGATCTGGTGAGTGTGACCGGTGGGACATGGTGAACCATGGGCTACTTCGGCGGCGGATCGACAGGCGGTGGCACTGACCACACGCACCCGAACAAGGGGGTGCTCGACCAGCTCACCGCCTCAGGAAGTGGGCAGGTGATCACCGAAGTTGAGCGGCAGGCCATCGGTGGCTTCGCCGCAGGCGAAACAAATACCTGGTCCGGCACGGTGCCGACCACCACGGATGAGGCGATCGCCCGCATCGCCCGACTCTTGAAGCAACACCTCGGGACGCAGATCCCCGAGTAACGAACGGAGACCCAGTCATGGCGGACCGCAAGGCACTTATCGGCGAGGTTTTGGGCGGCGTTGTCCTGCACGAGCAGGACCAATGGACCCCCGGCAGTGACCGGCTGGCCGACCCCGAGGGTCGCGTGCTCGCGCTGCTGACGGAGATCCCGGCAGAGGGCGGTGGCTCCGGTGCCGTTCCCGCCACCCGCACCATCCACGTCGACCCCGACCGCACGGACACCTACACCGCTGACGGCTCGGTCAGCCTGCCGTTCAAGACCGCCCAGGCCGGTATCGACGCGCTCATGGCGCTGACCGCCGTCAGCGGCGAAGTCACCGGCGTGCTGCGCCTCGCGCCCTCACGAGCCTACGTCACCGAGACCAGTCAGTTGGTCATGACGCTGCCCACTGATGCTTCGCTTGCCCGTCGCCTGGCCATCGTGGGCGACTCGGTCAGCGCGGCGAACACCGTCATCCTGCCGCCGCTGCGCATCGACGCGCCCGGCAACGGGTCGGTCAACTTCATCGCCATGCGCGGCCTCTGCTTCGCCGGCGTCACCGGCGGCGCGGCCCAGGTGCTGCACGTGCAGGGCCACGCCTCGTTCACCGGCCAGATCCGGATGTACCTCAGCGACATGCAGTTCCACACCAACAGCAAGGCGACCGACGCTTTCTATGTGGACGCGGTGGGCGGCGGCTCGTTCGGCCTGTACGGCGTGGGGCACACCAACTTCGTCGTGCACTCGTCCGGCACGGGGAACGCCATCCGCATGGAACGCGGTTGGATGAACCTCCGTGGTGCCAACGTCTGGGGCGGCTCGGCGGCGGCCATCAACCTGTCCGGCAGCGCCTCGGTCACCCTCTGGAGCGGCGAACTCACCGTTGCCGGCGGCACCGACACAAACCTGGTCACCCTGGCCGGCACGGCAGGTCTGCACCTGAACACCGTGTACGCCAACCCGCGCGGCAACGGTCACATCGTCACCCACAGCGGCACGGGCGTGATCAGCCTGCGCGACGTGAACACCGGCCAGATGCCGGGCGGCGGCACCGGTGGCATCGACGCCGCTGCGGGCGCGACGGTTCTCCTGGGCGTGGTGACCAAGGCGGACGGCTCGCCGGTGCCAGTCACGGTGGCGAGTTCGGCCCTGCTGGGGCGCGTCGTGCCCTCGGCCCAAGTGGGCTACGTCAACACCACGTCGGGTCTGACCGCCGCCACCGCCCAGGCGGCCATCGACGAGTTGGCGGCCGACTTCAGCGCCCTGGCTGCCGATGGTGTCAGCTTCGACAACACGACGTCCGGCCTGACCGCCACGGATGTGCAGGCGGCGATTGATGAGCTCAAGGGCCAGATTGTGGCGCTGCCGGCGTTCGAAGTGGTCGCCGGCGCGGGCCTGACCGCCGACGGCTCGACTTGGAACGTCGCGGTCGACGACACCACGATCGAGATCAACGGTTCGGGCCTCGTGGCCTTGAAGCCGTACGTGGACGGTTCCAGCGACGGTGCCTCCGGCAGTGCCTGGGCAACCAGCGCTCCCGGCACCTTGAAGGCGGCCATCGATCGCCTGGCCACGCAATTGGCCGCGCACCTGGGCGGAACCATCCCGGCCTAGCCCACGCCCCCGGAACCCGGAAACGAGCATGGTCGAGATGAAGGTCAAGCTGAAGCCGCGTGAGGGCCTCAACGCCAAGCGCGTGAAGTGGGCGGCGGACCGCTCCACATTCAAGAACCTTGGACACGCGGGCGCTGCAATCCGGCTCACGGCCAAACGCAGCATCCGCAAGAGCAAGAAGGCGTCGCCTCCCGGAATGCCGCCGCACACGCGGCAGGGCCAACTCAAGCGAGCCGTCGTGTACGCAGTGGAGAAGACAAAGCAGAAGGTCGTCATCGGTCCCACGCACGAACTGGTCGGACCATCGGCTATGGCCCACGAGTTCGGCGGGCGCTTTCGGAAGCAGATGTATCCCAAGCGCCCGCTCATGGGGCCCGCATTGGAGAAGAACCTCGACCGATTGCCCAAGTTATGGGCTGGGTCGATCCGTTGAAGGAGTGAATTGTCATGGGCATCAAGCTCGGTTCGGAATGCAAGCTCTACCACGGTCCAGCCGGCACGACCGCCGACACCGTGATGGGCAACGTCAGGGATCTGACGCTCAACCTGGAGAAGGGCGAGGCGGATGTGACCACCCGCGCCAACCAGGGCTGGCGTGCCATCGTGGCCACGCTCAAGAGCGGCACGGTCGAATTCGAGATGGTCTGGGATACGGATGACACCGGATTTACGGCCCTGAAGAACGCCTACTTCAACAACACGCCCATCGCCCTGGCCATCCTCGACGGTGAGAATGGCGAGGGTTTGGACGCTGACTTCAGCGTGACCAACTTCAGCCGCAGCGAGCCGTTGGAGGAAGCGGTGACCGTCAGCGTGACGGTGAAGCCCACCTACTCGACCCGCGCCCCCGCCTGGATTGAAGGAGGTACGCCCTGATGAAGACGTTCATTGACAACGCCGGCCGCACCTGGACCGTGGCTATCAATGTCAACGCGATCAAGCAGGTCAAGGGCCTCGCCGGAGTCAACCTGCTGGACGTGGTGAACGGCGATGATGACCAGCGCGAGGGTGGGTTGCTCGGACGTCTGAGCAGCGACCCGATCCTGCTGTGTGACGTCCTCTACGCCGTCTGCAAGCCGGAGGCTGACGCCCGAAACGTGAGTGACGAGGATTTCGGGCGGGCCATGGCCGGTGACGCCATCGACGCCGGCACCAAGGCGCTGCTGGAGGAACTGGTGGATTTTTTCCCGCAGGCGAAGCGCCGCGTGCTCGACAAGGCGCTTCGCAAACTGCGGTCGCTGGAGGCCCGGGTGATCGACCTGGCGGAGCGCCGGCTGGACAGCCCGCAGATCGATCGGGCAATGGAACAAGCCATGGCCGACCTCGGAAGCGACGGTTCGATGCCGCCAGATTCATCGCCGAACTCGCTGGGATCGCCGGCGTTGATCCAGGGCCCTTGACCCTGCGCGAGTTGGTGTGGATGGCCGAGGCCCGCCAGCGCGACGCTTGGGGCCGGACCTCCACGCTTCTGGCCATGATCGCCAACGTCGCCCGAGCCATGGGCGGCAAGACCAGCTCGAGCGTGAACAAGACGTTCAAGCCTGCCGACTTCGATCCTTTTGAGCAGCGCAAACAGGCCATGGCGGAACCGCTGCCGGGCAACATCCGCATGCTCAAGGACGTGTTCGTCAAGCCCACCCCCCCGCAGAAAGGAGTCTGACGATGACTCGGAACCAGACCATCTTCCTGTTCGTGCTCATCCTGGTGGTGCTCGGGCTGGCCGCCTGCGCGGGTTTCGATCTGGGCGACATCGTCCAGGTGCGCACGCCCAACAGCGTGCAGCAGACCACCGGCCTGCCCTCGCGCACCAGCCTGAACGAGGCGGTGGTTGAGTACCAGGCTTGGTTCGCCGACGTGCAGCGCACGGGTGCCCAGTGGAAGAGCAACATCGAGCGTGCCGAGGAGGTGCGCGGCCTGCTCAGCCAGTTGACCCTGTCGGCGCTGGATGGCCTGGGTCCGACGCTGGCTGGGCTGCCCGTGTTCGGCCCCATCCTGCCCGCCGCCACCGGCCTGATCGGCCTGTTCCTGGGCGTGGGTCGGCTGCGCAAGGAGAAGGAGGCCTCGTTCAACAAGGGTCTGGAGGAAGGGCGCAAGGCGCTGATCCTGCCGGACGTGGAGACGTAACAGCATGGTCTCCGCACGCGGCATCAAGGCAGGCGCAGCCTACGTCGAGTTGTTGGTCTCGGACAACCGGCTCGTGCGCGGGCTGAAGGCTGCCCAGGCCAAGCTGAAGGGTTTCGGCGAGGGCGTGGTCGGTATTGGCCGCAAGCTCACCGCCGCCAGTGCCGCCGTGGCGGCCCCCTTGCTGGCCACGTCGAAGGTGTTCATCGGCATGGGCGACGCCATGGCCAAGGCCAGCGACCGTACCGGCATTGCCGTGGAGACACTGTCGGAACTGACCTTCGCCGCCGAGATGAGCGGTGCCAATCTCGAGTCCTTCGAGAACGGCGTCAGGCGCATGCAGCGCACCGTGGTAGACGCCGCCGAGGGAACGCAGACAGCAGTAGAGGCGCTGAGCATGCTCGGGCTGACCGCAGAGCAACTCCAGGGCATGTCGCCGGACCAGATGTTCAAGTTGCTGGCCGAGCGGCTGAGCCAGATCCCCGATCCGACCCGCAAGGCGGCGATCGCGATGGAAATCTTTGGCCGCGGCGGTGCCGAACTGCTTCCTTTAATGAAGGACGGAGCCAAAGGGATCGAGGCCCTGCAGGACCAGGCCCGGGGGCTGGGCCTGACGCTCAGTACCGAGGCGGCACGCGACGCCGAGCGCTTCGGCGACACGCTGGACGTCATGTGGAAAGTCATCAAGCGCGCCGCGTTCGCGGTGGGTGCGGCGCTGGCACCGACGCTGACCCGCCTGGCCGAGACCATCACCCGGGTGGTCGTGCAGGCGGTGCAGTGGATCGATCGCAACCGCAACCTGATCGTCAGCGTGACCAAGCTGGCCGTTGCCGGCGTGGCCACGGGCGTGGCCTTGGTGGGCATCGGCTACGCGATCCAGGGCCTGGCGGCGGCGTTCGGCGGTGTGGCGGCGGTGATCACCGGCGCGGGGGCCGCCATCGGCATCCTGGGCACCGCACTGACCGCGTTGCTATCGCCGGTGGGTCTGGTCATCGCCGGTGCGGTGGCGCTGGGTGTGTACATCGCGCACGCAACGGGCGTGGCGGGTCAGGCGCTGGCCTGGCTGTCGGAACAGTTCCAGTCGCTGAAGAATCAGGCGCTGGTTGCCTACCAGGGCATCGCGGACGCACTGGCGGCTGGTGACATTGCACTGGCGGCTCGCGTGCTGTGGCTGGCGCTGAAAGTCGAGTGGCAGCGCGGCATCAACTACATCCAGGGCCTGTGGCTGGGGTTCAAGGATTTTTTCCTCTCCATCGCTGTGGACGCCTTCTACGGGGCCGTGAAAGCCCTGGCCGCCGCCTGGCATGGCCTGCGCGCGGTGTGGGTGCAGACGCTGAGCTTCCTGGCCAAGGGGTGGACGCAATTCACGGCGGGGATGCAGTCTGCATTCCGGGGGGCGCAGCTCAAGGTCGAAGAGGGTCTGCACCGCTTGCGCGGGTTCTTCGACGAGTCCTACGACGTGGACATGGCGATCAACATCGCCCGCACCAACGAGCAGGCGGACCAGGGCCAGATCGAGCAGCAGCGAAAGACGGCCCTCGACCAGAGCGAGCAGCAGCGACAGCAGGACCTGGGCAAGATCGGCAGCGAGTACGAAGCCCAGAAGCAGGCCCTGGACCAGGCCGCCCAGACGGCGCAGGACCAGCGCCGGCAGCAGTACCAGGAGCAGATCGACGAGTCGATGTCGGCGCTGGAAGCGGCGCGGAAGGAGTACCGCAGCGCCCTGAACGAGGCGGCCCAAAAGCGCCGTGACAGCGAATCCGCCGCGCCCACGGCAGCCCCCGGTGGCTTGGACGACCTCTTGAACCGCCTCGCCGGCCTCGGCGACACACTTCCGGGGGTGGGCGATCGCACCGAGGTGCGCGGCACGTTCAACGCCGCCGCGCTCCAGAGCCTCATGGGCACGCGCACCCAGGACCGCATCGCGGCCGCCACCGAGCAGACCGCCAATCACACCAAGCGCCTGGCCGACGCCGCCCGCGCCGGTGGCCTGGCCTTCGAATGATGGAGTGCTGAGCCATGCCTGCCACGATCCAGGACCGGTTCGGCTGGTCGCTCTCGGACAAGGGTGCCGAGCGGCTCTACACCGTCTTCGACACTGACAGTCCCGTGGAGGCGCGCCAGGTCGTCGAGGATGAAAGCCCATCCTCGATCGACATCGGGCCCCTGAAGCTCTACCGCTCCTCCTGCGAAGTCGAGGAAACCTCCAACGGCCTGTGGCACTGCCGCGCGATCTACGCGCCTCGCGAGCGCAGCGGTGCGGTGGAGGAAGCCACCTCCTTCAGTTTCGAGACTCGTGGCGGCACCCAGCACATCACGCAGTCATTGCAGACCGTGGCGACCTACCCCGCAGCCAGCGCCAGCTTCGCGCCGCCCAACTTCGGCGGGGCCATCAACGTGGACGAGAACGGGCCCCAGGGCGTGGACATCAACGTCCCGGTCTTTTCGTTCAACATCGTGGACATCCGCAACACGGTGGACCAGGCCTACATCGGCAACCTGTACGGGCTGACAGCCACCGTGAACAGCGCGACGGTGACGTTCGCCACCGACGACGACGCCAGCATCACGCTGGCCGCAGGCGAAGGCTTGTATCTGGGCGCGGCCGGCACCAAGCGCAGCGGCCAGCCCTGGGAGATCACACACGCCTTTGCCGCCTCACCGAACGTGACCGGCCTGTCGATCGGCACCATCACCGACATTGCCAAGGCTGGTTGGGAGTACCTGTGGGCGTACTACGCCAAGGCTGAGGATGCTGTGGCGAAACGCCTCATCGTGCGGCCGATCGCGGTGTACGTCGAGCGCGTCTACCGCAACGGCAACTGGACCCTCTTGGACCTTTGAGCCACTCCCATGACCTTCCGCCGCGTCCAACCCGGTGATCGCCTGGCCTTCCGTGCGGCCGAGTGGAATGCCGTGCGCGAGATGGCGCAGGCGTATCAGCAGGAACGGCTCAACGCCCAGGGATCACGGGTCAGGGTCGATGACCACTTCGTCTACAGCCGCAACGACAGCGGCCTCGACCTCGCGCGCTGGTCCGTCGCGGGTGTGTCCGGCCTGGTCTTCCTGCCGGTGGACCAGGGTGACGCCTTCGGCTCGCCGGTGGTGCTGACGTTGGTCGCGCCCACGGTGGCCGACCATGCCCAGCGGTTCGTGGTGGCGGTGGAACCCATTCCCGCCGGTGCCATCGGCAAGGTCGCGCTCAGCGGCGTGACCACCGCCCGCGTGCTCAACCCCACCAACCTCCTGAACCCCACCCACGCCGCGCTGGCCGCCGACGACACGGGCCCGGCGTACCTGGCCGCCGCCACATCCGGACCCGCGGAGTTGATCTGGATCGAGAACGCCGGCGGAACCCCTGTTCCCGAGCCCACGAACCTCGCCGTGATCCGATTCGGCAGTGTGGGCAGTTCCACGCAGCCCATGCGGATCAAGGAGGTCTTTGCCAACTACCTCCGCTGCCGGACCTGGGACGCCGCCTCGGCCACCGAGGGCGTGACGGACATCTACGTCGCCAAGTGGGAAAGCCTCCGCCACGATCTGACGCTCCTGCAGAGGTACTACGCCGGCGTCACCAGCTTTACCGCGGTGGATGAACAGACCATCGACGTCAACGGCGGCAGCGAACGCTGGGTGGTCAACCCCAAGCACGCCGTCAACCAAGTCATCGAGGCCGCGCCCGCTGTGACGGGCGTGACCCTTCCAGCGCCCGGGAACGAGGCGGTCGCGTGGCTGGATCTGAACCGCGCCGGCTGCGCCTGGGCGGAACTGCGGCAGGAGGAGGCCTGATGCCGCTGGTGCCCCAGCAATCGAACCTCGGTGCCTGGGTGCAGTCGCCGCTGGGCGCTCGGTCCTACATCGGCATCAACCGCACCCTCTACTTCGCCCACACCCGCGCCCCCGCCCCCGGAATGGTGGGCATCGGTGCCATCAACGCCGACACCGGCACCATCCTGTGGGACACCACCTTCGCTACGCCCGTCGCGGTCGTCACGGGGGTGGGCATTGACGCCATGGGTCGGCTCTACTGCCTGCGCCAGGACGCCACGGCGACCAACTTCCGGCTGCTGAGGATGGACGTGGCTACGCGGTCCGTGGTCTGGGACATCGCCATCCCCAGGACGAACCTGCTCATCGTGACCCAAAACGGCCGCGTCTTCGCCGGGTTCGAGTACAACGCCGACGGCAACCAAGTCCACACCACACGCTGGTGGACCACCACCGCGCAGGCCGCCGGGCGCTACCCCGCCCTCAACCGCACCATGTCAGTCGGCAACGAGGCCGGCACCATCGACGTCGTCCGCAGCTACGGCATCGTCGGTTTGAACCCCGCCCAACTCTGGACCGCCAGCACGCGCACCAGTCAACCCGGCGAACTGGCCACTGATTCGCTGGGCAGGACGCTGGTCGTCGGCCTCAACACCGTCGTCAGCGGCAACCGGGCGTTCGACCAGCCGATCATCACGTCCATCGGACCCACCGGCACACAGCTCTGGACCACCAGCTTCGGCCAGGGCTCCACGTCGAACTTCTTCAACAGCAGCACGTCGCGATACTGGCAAAAGGTCTCCAAGTCGCCGCTGAGCGACGACATCATCGTCCGCGCCAACGCCTACCAGCCGTTCCGCAGCTTCTTCTACCACATGAGCGCGTCCGACCCCACCATCTACAACGAGAGCTGGGTGCCGTGGAACGCCATCAACACCAAGATGCCGCTGGGCGGCACCGGCGACACGTACATCACGCGGTTCACCCAATCCGGCTCGATCGTGACTTACCTGGCCTGGCTGTCGCGGGTGCAGATATTCCCCGGCACCGTGACCTGGAACATCGCCGACGGCTGGTACGGCGGCACGGGCGCGTTCCCACGCGTCATCCCGGGTTGGTGCTGGGAGTACAGCGGGTAAGCCAGCTAGAGGATGGATCGTCAAAGTTACCGCCATCCTGCGGCTTGATCGACTGGCCCGCGCCACAGCCCGGCTGCTGGGGCTGGAATTCTGCGGGTGCGAGCGCCGGCGCGATTGGCTGAAGCGGATGGTGCCGCATACCACTGACCGCGTCTCGCACATCGATGGTGGCTCTCAGATAAAGAAGAATATGCGGGCACCGCGCATTATCGCAGGTGATCCCGAGATGTTGCTGCGGGTAGCCCATAGATTGTCCAACCGCTCCTACCACCACGGGCAAAAGTTGGCTCAGGGCGCTGACCACCGCCGAATCGACCTAATTGAGTCTTCACAACCCATGCACCGACATTATGTTGCACTGAAAGATGGAATTTCTAGGCAAGTTATGCATTGACACCGATTGGCAATTCGCATATCGTGCAACGATTGGTCGTTGAATACCGCAAATGGAGCAATCGCCGTGGAAGATTCCGCGCAACTGGGTCAAGTGTTGGTTCGGCTGCGGCAAACGTCTGGGCTTTCGCAAACAGCATTAGCCGATCGGATTCAAGCCAGCGGGAGCGCGAGCCGGATCTCCCGGCTCGAGTCTGGCGACCTCAAGCTCACCGCAGAGGAGGCGCAAGCCATCGCCCGCGCCATTGGAACACCTGAGGCGATCGAATACGCTGACTACCTGTCGCAACGTTGGGCGATTCTTGATCGACCAGGGTTCGAGCATCCCAACCACAAGGCGCTATGGAAGGCCGAAGCCGCGTTGCAGCGACTTAAGGCGCTTGAAGATGATCCAGATTTGAAGAACGTGCTCCTCAAGCAGGTGCACTTTTGCCGCGACGCATTGGTTCGTACTGCCAAATTTCTCCGCAACTGCGAGCACCCGATTGCATTGATCGGCAGTCCGGGCGTCGGCAAGACGACACTCATCTGCTCGCTCGCCAATTTGCGGGATGACTTGGCTTCGGAACAGGATCTGGAGCACCAGATGGTTCTCCAAACTGGTGGGGGGCGAACGACAATCTGTGAAGTGCATGTGCGCTATGGGAACGAATACGCTGTCACCGTCGAACCTTGCACCGATGAAGAGATGCGGCAGTTTGTCGCGGAGTTCTGTGACTACATCGTCAAACTGACCAGCGATTCCGACGCCAACGAGGCAGTCGGACTTAGTGCCGAGATCGATCGCGCCCTGCGCAACATGACCAACTTGGCCATCAAGAAGTCCAAAGGGCCCGATGGCAAGTTGCGGCGAGATGATCCAGCAAAAGAACTTGCGTCGAAGTTCCCGAACCGCGGAGACCTGCAAACGCAGGTATTTGCTCGTCTCGAACTACCACGGAGGCAACGAATCTCCATGACTTGCCCACGGGAGGCAAGCGGCTCAGGACTTCGGTGGTTGTCTCGCGTATTCGCCGACATCAACTACGGCCGTCATCCCGAGTTTGCGCTCCCACGGCGAATTGAGGTAATTCTGCCCGAACGCATCCTCGATGAGGATCAGCTTGCCATTCGCCTGATCGACACGCGCGGCGTCGACGAACCCACGGCTCCGCGCAGGGACCTCCAAGCATACTTGGATGACGAAAACGCGATCATCGTCTTTTGCTCAAGCTTTAAGGATTCACCCGACGCTGCGATGCTCGATGTCCTCAGCCGCGCCGTACATAGCGGCCTTCGTGATGCGGTTGCCAGGCGTTCCGCCTTCGTCGTCCTGCCACAGGGCGGGGAGGAAACGAAGGTACGAGACAGTGTCGGCGACCTGGCAGACACCGTCGAAGACGGTCGGCTCATCAAGGAAGAGCAGATCAGAGGAACGTTCGCTCGACTTGGGCTGCCTGAACTGCCGGTCGAGTTTACCGACGTCATGGTCCCCGCCGATTGCGAGAAGCTGCGAGCGGCATTGCTCGAGCTGGTGTTTCGCCTGCGTCATCAAGCGGAAGCCCAGATCGCTTCCCTAATTGCCACGACTGACCATCTCATCGCCAACAGAGAGAATGAAGAGGTCCGCGCTGCGTTTGAAGAGGTGGCGCGAAAAGTTGAGGTATGGGCGAGTCAGAACGAATCCATCCCCAACGGTGAGCCGCATGTGGAGAAAGCGTTGTTGGCCGATATGGCCGGCCTTCGCTACGCGTCAAGTTTGCGTGCTTCAGTCAACCGTCGGGGGGACTGGTACAACTTCGACTATTGGCATGGGCTTGGTTTTGGGTCGCGTTGCGAGGCCGTATCTCGAACCGAAAAGCAGGTCGCCGAACTAAAAGCGGTCCTCAAGAACCTTAGTGACGACAGCAGTCTGTCGGACGCGCACGGCTTTCTGCAGCAAATTATGACCGAGGTCGAGGCCGCGGTAAAGAGTTTCTACGAAGACGTTCAGGCTGTCGGCGAGGCCGCTTTTGGGGAACAGCTTCGTGACGATGACCAATACTGGCATCGCTGCCGCAACCGTTGGGGTGCAGGCCAAGGTTACAAGATGGAGATCCGTCAGTGGACCGATGACTGGTTTTCAGAAGAACGCCGCGCTGAGCGCCGGCGATTTATCGAGAGCGAGCTGCAGCGTCGGTGGGCCGAAGTCGTATCGGGTATCTTGTCGAAAGTTGCGGCCGCAGCACCTGTTACCAAGCAGGCCGGCACAACGTCCACTTGAGGGTAGATGGAATCAGCCAGTGCGATTTCAGCAGACAATTCAAGCAACAACCTCAGTGAGACTGGAGCGATCCAAATATGCCCAATGAGACGAACAACAACTCCGACCTGGCCTACGCCGACACGCTCTGGAAGGCGGCTGACACGCTTCGTGGCCAGGTCGACGCCGCCGAGTACAAGCACGTCGTCCTCGGGCTGCTCTTTCTCAAGTACATCTCCGACTCCTTCGAGGCCCGCCGGGAGGAACTCAAGGCCGAGCTAGAAGGCGACAACATCACCGGCGAGCACCTCGAGCGCATGCTCGAGTCGCGCGACGAATACGCCGCCGAGCGCGTCTTCTGGGTTCCGCCCGAGGCCCGCTGGCCGAACCTTCAGAACCAGGCCACCCGCCCGGACATCGCCACGCTCATCGACGACGCCATCCTCGCCGTCGAGCGCGATAACCCCAACCTCAAGGGCAAGCTTCCGCGCGACTACGCCCGTCGCGGCATCGAGCCGGTCAAGATGAAGGGCCTGATCGACCTCATCGCCGACATCGGCTTCAAGGGCAAACGCAACCGGGCTCGCGACACGCTCGGCCGGGTCTACGAGTACTTCCTCGGCAAGTTCGCCCAGGCCGAGGGCAAGCTCGGTGGCGAGTTCTACACACCGCGATGCGTCGTCCGCCTGCTGGTTGAAATGCTTGAACCCTATGAGGGTCGCGTCTACGACCCCTGCTGCGGCTCCGGCGGCATGTTCATCCAGTCTGAGCGCTTCGTTGAAGCCCATGGCGGCAGCACCACCGACATCTCCATCTTCGGCCAGGAGTCTAACCCAACTACTTGGCGGCTGGCGCACATGAACCTCGCCATCCGTTCCATCGAGGCCAACCTCGGCTCGCAGCCCGCCGACACTTTTCTCCGCAATCTGCACCCCGATCTCAAGGCCGACTACGTCCTGGCCAATCCACCGTTCAATGTCAGCGATTGGTCGGGCAAGCTGCTCGCGGACGACGTTCGATGGAAAAAATACGGCACCCCGCCGACCGGGAACGCCAACTACGCCTGGATCCAGCATTTCATCCACCACCTCGCGCCGCCCAACGGCCGGGGCGGCGGTGTCGCCGGCTTCGTCATGGCCAACGGCTCACTGTCCAGCAACTCCGGCGGTGAGGGCGAGATCCGTCAACGGATCGTCAAAGCCGACCTAGTCGACTGCATCGTCGCGCTGCCCGCGCAGCTCTTTTACACCACCGGCATTCCTGTCTGCCTCTGGTTCCTCACCCGCAACAAGACCGGCAAGAACCTCAAGCGCGGCGGACGCGACAGGCGTGGCCAGACCCTCTTCATCGACGCCCGCAAACTCGGCACGATGCAAACCCGAACGCTCCGCATGCTCACCGGCGGCGACAACGGCGAAACGCTGCTGGCCGACGGCATGGGAGACCCCAAGCACGATTCCGACATCGGCCGAATCGTCTACGCCTTCCGCCAATGGCGCGGCGAACCCGCTCCGGAGTGGTGGAACGCGACTGACCATGGCGAGTGGACGTACAAGGACATTCCCGGCTTCTGCAAGTCTGCCGCGCTCGAAAACATCACCAAGCACGGCTTCGTCCTCACCCCCGGCCGGTACGTCGGCGCTGAAGAGCAAGAAGACGATGGCGAGCGGTTCGAGGAGAAGTACCCGCGACTGTTGACTGAGCTGGAGGAACATTTACTGATCCCTGCGCCACCAAGTTTTCCACAATTTGCGCTCCCGCTGACTTTCCCGCATACTGCCGGGCATGAGACCCAAAGGCACCCCACAGCAGCTTGA